AAGATGCTCACAGAGGATTTGTACCCCTCTTTAAACTAGGTACACACGGCGGAGAACTGAACCGCCCGAATGAACAAACACAGTCTATTAGTTTTGTACGCTTCCTGACTAATAGTATAACAGAAGCCTTCCATCTTATATTAATCCATGTTACATAATTTCCTTTGGTTATGCGTGGATTTGGACACGCTAGCACCATAAAAATTTCAATCAAAATGATTCATTTCATCAACTTTAATAAGTTGAACACAAACGCGCTTGTTGGTTTGTCGTTAGTCGCAAGAACCATCATTCATAGTGAATACACTCATTTGCTATGTCTTATTGCATATTATATATGCATCGTCATGACCATTGGTCATATACTTTCAGATAATTCAATCTTGATTTCTCAGTCTTCTGAGGAAGTAAATGATTGGAATATTCAACGACGTGGGGATTTCGAGAAGAAGAAAAAATTTGAACGCAAATATTCTTCCAAACGGACTCCAAAGCACAAGAATGCTGTCCCCAAGCAGCAGACGAATGCTAAGAAACCACACAAACCTAGCAAACCTATTAAAGAATCTCAAGTAGGTATTGCTGATATTTCAAGTTATTTCACTGAAGTTACTACAGAATCCATGTGGGAAACTGCTGGTACGATGTGGAATAACTTACGATCTTTGTCTTTGCCAGAAGCTGTAAAGTTGATGGAACTACCATCAGTAGACACTTTATGGTCTTTTATTAGTGAAGCAAGATTTTGCCCCTTATTCACTAGCTTTTATAATCTGCTTAGTGTTCTAATGGGTTTGGGCTATGCAAGCTTTGTTCCAGCTTGGATGCCTTTGTCTAAAATAGTTCCTCGTAAAGATGTGGCAAAAAGCCCCACAATTATGGATCTATTGGAGGCTGTTATGGTTCTGAAAAGAACCTTTTTCCTACTGACAGAAAAGTTTTTTGAGGAGGGAGATTGGCGCGTATTTATTCGCGCCAGTGCTCAAGATTCTTTTGAACAGGAGTACGCATTTTTATGTGCACATTATGCTGTTCTATCTGCTGGTAGGTCTCATATGGATCCCCATGAATATGATCGACGTTTGGCTGAATTAGCCATTGTGTTGTGTGAAAAGCTCACATCTGCAGATGAAAAAGCAAAATTGACATTGACACAAAAGCTTAGAGAAGTTCGATCTTTTCAATCGCGGCGAACTCTGGATCAGCGCGATACTATGCGTAAAGCGCCTTTCGGAGTCTTGCTGTATGGTGGATCAGGTGTAGGTAAATCGTCCATTGTGAACATCATTGTTCGAACTTTATTGGCTCATAACAATTTTGATGCTGGTAACAATTCAGTTATTACATTGAATGAGGCTGATAAGTATCAATCTGAATTCAGAACCCACCATAATGGAGTTATTTTTGATGATCTGTGTAACACGCGGTCTTCGAAAACGACCGAAAATCCATTAAATAAAGTGATTCAATTCAACAATAATGTTCCCATCGCCGCTCTTAATCCAGTGGCGGATATGAAAGGTAATGTTATGATTGAGCCTAATGTCTTGTGTGCAACTACTAATGTTAAGCATTTGGACGCTTGGGCGTATTCAAACGAACCAATTTCTATTTGTCGCCGTTTCCATTTCACAGTTACTCAAACTGTGAAGGATAAATATAAGGACGAGCGAGGGATGATTGATCCAGATAAGTTGCCATTGTATGGTCCCAACGAATTACCTGATTATGCGTTATTTGAAGTGCAAGTTCCCATTGATGATGGAAAAGGTGGTATTGGATATCACACTATCACGCACAAGGGTAAACTACTCAAAGACATAGGTTTTCGGGATTTGTTGGTATTCTTATGTGGCGAATCTGAAAAGCATGTAGCTCATCAAGAGCGCATGGTTAAAAATCACAAAGAAATGAAAACACTTACTAAATGTGAGAAGTGTTCGATGACAAGTAATTTGTGCGCATGTAAAAAGGAATCGCAATCCTTTGAGGCATGGATCACAATCCCTGTATTTATATTGGACTTTGAAGAACAATTTTGCATTTGGTTAGAGAAATTAATTTTTCCGCTGACATTGTTGCACTGGTTTTCAGTAGTGTATGTATATAAATACTCTGAATTCCCATTTCGTAAGACTGTCATGTTGGCATGTTTATCATTTATGACATGCCTAACTTTGGCTGAATACGGATGGTCTCCTGTGCGCATGTTGCTGTTGTTTTTCTTTTCGATATTAGGCTTGTGCGTGAAGCCTTACAGAATCTATAAGAACAATTTAGTTCATATGCGTGAGGTTCTAAGGCTGCCGCGCCCATGTGCCTATTATAATAGTCTTACCACAACGCAAAAATTGATGGTTGCGACTGCATTTGGCGGTTGCATTCGGATTTTAAATAAGTTGCGGGCAAATAGGAAGACATTTAAAAGTCAGTATGATAACACTTTTGTCACTGAGAAATGCGCGCCTCAAGAGGATAGACCTTTCTGGAGTGACAGAAATCAAAGAGATTATGATTTTCCTGTTGACCTAACGCCCATCGCTAAGACTACTTCCGCGGAACAATTAAACGAAATTGTTTCAAAAAGACAGATGATGTTGTATGTTACTAATCCTCAAAGCAACAAAATCTCTTTTTGTAATGTTGTTCCAGTTAGCGGAAATATATTGCTTATTCCTAATCATATGGTACCGGATAAAAATAGTGAGGCAACGATTAAAAAGTTTAATACTTTTGAAACTAAATTGATCCTCTCTCCTGATGCTTGTCAGAAGATTGAAGGAACAGATTTGGCTTTATGGTATTGTCCGGAAGCGGGAACACACAAAGATATGACAAATTTGTACCCTGGTGATATTCCAAAGAATAAGAAATTTGCCATGGATTTACATTACTTTTCTGCATCTGGCTTGGAGTGTAAACGAAATATTCTTGGTGTGCGAACTCGCTCAACGTCCCATTTGGGTGGAACATTCGAGTCCGTCGAATATTCTTACCCTGGAGAAACTTTTAGAGGACTTTGCATGGCTACTTTGGTAGCACATACGCGCAAAGGATCCTTTATTGCAGGTTTTCATGTTGCAGGCTTGGGGTCCGAAGGAGCTGCTGCATTTGTGACCCGCAATATGTTATTGGGCGCAGTTAAGAAATTCAAACAGCGCCCAGACATCTTGATATCACACTCTGCTGAAGTATTTAGTGATGTGATATCAGGTGTAAAAATAGGACCCATTGGTCCAGTTCATTACAAGAGTGCATGTGCTGATTTGCCGAGTGATTCCAAGGCGCTAGTTATTGGTTCACACTCTGAGCCACGATCTTCGTGGGTTTCAGCCGTTGTGCCAACAATGATATCAAGCACAGTCGCCAGTGTAATGGGCATTCCTGTTAAGCATGGTCCACCCCCAAATATGTCACACCCTAGACACCAGAGGGTAGATGTATTGAAGAAGGTAGACATTGCTTATAAATTTGATCAATCTTTGATCAAAAAGTCGGTTGTGGATTATGTTGTGGGAGTGCGCAAAGCACTACCCAAAATGGAAATCCTCAACTTACGACCATTGAGCACAGATGAAGCTTTTAGTGGAATTGATGGAGTGCATGGAGTAAATTCTATGGAGTTTTCAACATCCGCTGGGTTTCCATATAAGGGAACTAAACGAAATTATATTACTGAAAGTGAACGTGAAGTAGAAGGTATCACCTGTGTATACGAGGTTAGACCTATTATTTCCAAAGAAATTGCTCACATGGAAGAAAAGTTGGCTCAAGGTAAAAGACTAAATACTGTTTTTAGAGCTGCGCTTAAAGATGAACCAACTAAGTTAACTAAGGATAAAGTAAGAGTGTTTGGAGCGTGTAATATGCCTTTAACTTTTTTGGTGCGCAAATATTTCCTTATGTTTTCTGCTTTGATGCAGAAGCATAGGGAAGTATTTGAGTGTGCTGTTGGCATTAATGTCGAATCTCCTGAGTGGACTAAATTGGTTAATCACATTGTCAAATTTGGCAAAGATCGCATTATTGCAGGTGATTATGCCTCGTTTGATTCATGTATGAGTTCTCGTTTTATGCTTGCTGCGTTTAATGTTATCATTTCAATTTGTTCTGACTCTGATCATTACACAGAAAGAGATGTCACTATTATGCGCGGATTGGCTACTGAAATTTGTTCTCCTACATACGACCATTTTGGAACTTTAATCCAATTCTTTGGATCAAATCCATCTGGTCATCCTTTAACTGTTGTTATCAATAGCATTGTGAATTCTTTATATATGAGATATGTTTACTTTGCAATTGCACAACGCAAGCTGTGGTGGTCTCCACCTCCGTACAACACAGTGGTTTCATTGATGACGTATGGTGATGATAATGCTATGTCTGTAGCTAAAGGCTACGGCTGGTATAATCACACAGCTATCGCTGAAGAATTTGCTAAATGTGGGATTAAATACACTATGGCAGATAAAGAAGCAAAATCCAAGCCATATGTAGGTATGGCTGAATTATCTTTTCTCAAACATATTCCTGTATGGGACAAAGAATTGAAATTATATCGAGCTGTTATTGAGGAAGATAGCATCGCAAAAATGCTGCATTCTCATGTGAAATCCAATTTCATGTCAGAAGAAATGCATAGTGCTGAAGCTATCCGTAACGTAGCCTCAAAATACTTTCAATTTGGGGAAAAGATATATGAAAAGAGAGTATCTCAATTGTATGAAGTCGCTCGCGTGAACGGTATTGCTGGTTTCGTGGGTGACCTCAAGAGTTACTCTAGGCGTGTGGACGAATTTTGTGCGAAATATTCGCATGAAATTTGATCGAGCTTAATGCTCTTCACTCTTACAATCTTCATGATCGAGATTGTAAGATTTGTTCGATGATCATTGTCCGTTGGATACATGGACATTAAGTTGAAGAACCTTTCATGGGTAGGGACTCGCTTGTCACTCAGTCCGTCATGGAGTGGAAAAGTGTAGAAAACCATGAGATAGTGAGCAATTCTTTTTAGGATTGAGTGTTCGCTACACTAAATAGTTGATGGCTCTGGAGCAATTCAATAATGTTAGAATTGACTCTATAATTAAAACAGCATTACAAATCAATATTTAGATATACAGGCGTTGATTGATCGCCTTAATAAAATCAGTCAATATGAGCAAGAAAATGCTCATTTGCACGATACCGTGCATGAATTGCGGAATCAATTGACCCGCAAATACAATCACGTCCGAAAATTGAAGAAGCAGGTTGCAGATTTGACAGATGAAGTGGAACATCTGAATGCGATGCAACCCGCTGACGCAGAAATTTCGGAAGTTAAATTGCTTCAGTCATACGGTTTGGTTACAGACAATGAGCCTGTGGCCAAGAGTTGTCCTGAGGCACTGATGCAATTTGTATCGCAATCTGGCGAATTGCCCTCCGCTCGTAAGAGAGACTTATCAAGTCAAGCTTATAGTGAGGGAAAGAAGCGCAAATCATACAGTGACGAAGTCAATAATTTAGTTTATGGTAAATTGCCACGAGAACTAGATCAAAGACGATTACAAAATGATTGGAGATTTCAATTGCGCCAGAAAACTGAAACGTTTATGTTCACGCCTATTTGTTATGAATCGCAATCGGGTGAGACAGAGGATGGTGCGAATATTACAGAATCTCAACCTGTGGCTCGCGAACAGATTTTGGAATTTAATGCTGAGAATGCCGGTTACACTTATACTCGCAATGCTATGTATGAGGGAACAATGGATCACGGCTACAATGTGGATGCAAATCTTGGTGATTCGCTTGCGCGTCCCGTTAAGATTTATGAAACATCTTGGGATGTTGGGCAATCTTTGCTCGATGCTCTTGATCCTTGGGAATTGTTACATAAAAATGAATACTTTTATGACAAAACTAAGAATTATGAATTGTTGCGCCACAAGTTGCATATGCGTGTTGTTATCAGTGGTACTCCTTTTCATTATGGCAGAGCTCTCGTTAGTTATAATCCAATCCAAAAATTGGACAATGATTTAGAACTGACACGAGCACCTGTCGCACAAGATGTTATTCGCTGTTCGCAACGTCCACATATTTGGATTGATCCTTCTGCCAATCAGGGTGGTGATATTGAAGTGCCTTTCTTTTGGACCGAGAATTTTATCTCCATTACTGATGATCTTTCATTTGCTTTGGGCACTGTTACTTTGCAGAGTACTCAAGCATTGAGGCATGCGAACGGAGGTGATGACCCGGTTTCTATATCCATCTTTGCTTGGGCTTCTGACATTAAGTTGGCTGTTCCGACTTCCCATGTAGCAGATCCTCCAACTGCCAAAAAGAGATTGGTTTACCAATCTCAAAGTGGTCTTTTGACTAAGGCAAGCAAGGATGAATATGGCATGGGAATCATTTCCAAACCTGCTTCTGCAGTTGCAAGAGCTGCAGGAGCTCTTAGCACTATTCCAGTTATTTCACCATATGCGCGTGCTACAGAAATAGCAGCCTCAGCTGTTGGGAAAATAGCTATGATGTTTGGCTTTTCA